AGGACCAGACAATTCTTCTTTTGTAGACCTTGATAACATATTCAAAGAGTATGGACGTAAGCTAACCAAAGAAGATATCGTTGGGGATGATCGTCTTATGGAAGTCCTTCGCTCCAGTCTTGAAGCAAGGTTTACTCCTCGTGGTGTTCTGGCTGGTACAAGACGTACTATTACTGGACTAGGTGGAGGTGCTATTGGAGGCCTCTCGTCTCAAGACTATCGTGAGATGGACAACAATAAAGTGTTTGAGACTTGGCAGAACTACCAACGTTCTTTTGCTGGAGGTCAGACAGTAACAACTGCAAATGAGTTAGCATACGGAATGGGTGCTGACGATACCATCAAGTCTAAACTTGGTGCAGGTTATCTTCTATTTGATCAGATGGATAACGCCTTTACTGGTGAAGGTTCATGGTCTGAAATGGGAGATGCTATTTGGGACTACGGTAGATCTGCTGTCTATGATCCCTCTACTATTCTCTCCCTTGGACTTGGAAAATTTATTAGTTTTGGTGCAACTAAAACCTCAAGCCTTGCTGCAAAAGCTCTGTTGAAAAAGGCCTATCAGAATCAGGTTAAGAATGGTGTAGCAAAAGCAACTGCAATTAAAGCTGTAGGTCAGTCTGTTAAGAAGGCTTTACCTTATGCTACTGCAGATGCTCTTATTGGTGCAGGTGTAGATGTTGCATATCAAGCTCAACTAATAAAGACTAAGGCACAAGAGGAGTACTCTAAGGCTAGTACTGCACTAGCTGCTGCAGGTGCTTTGATTATTATACCTTCCCTTGTTGCTATCGGTGCATCTGTCAGAGAGTTTCGCAAAAGTGAGTTAGCTCCACAGTTCATGGCCTACAAAGAAATGGATAAGGCTGCTCTTGAGTTAGGTGCAAAAGAAGCAAAGAAACTATTAGATCAACGAGTTAACAAGCAGACCCTGATAGAAGCTACAGATGACAACTTTGGTATTGTAACAGGAGACTCTAAAGAGTTTTTAAATTGGGAAGATATTAAAGTACAATCAACACAGGGTATAGAATACCGTGAAGAGGAAGTAGTAAACCCTGAGTTACTTGACTCTTTCTTTAAACGTTTCTGGTTTGGCGATGAAGAAGAAGCTAGGAAGGGTTATTACCAAGCACTCAAGGAAGCTGGGTTTGTGGTACACTCTTCTATGTTAGAAGATAATACAGTTACTGGTGTCTTTGGTCAAGCCATAGAATACTTGTCTGATGAAGCTGTAGAAAAAGCTATTAAGAACTTTGAAAAATCTACAGGTCAGAAGTTAGGTATCGAGTATAGTGCCGCAGCCCTTGCTGAAAATTTTATTCAGAGAACTAGTACGGCAGGTAGCATTCTGTGGACACCTTCTCAGATCAGTCGTCTAGAAAAACTAAAAGTTAACCCTAAAGATGCTGCAGAAATACTTGGAGGTAAGAGGGCTAAACCAGAAGAACTTCCAGCTCGTTATCAGTATACTATGTCTGTATATAAACGATTATTAACTTCTCACCTAGCAACCACTGGTGCAAACATCAAAGGTTTTACACAACTTGTATCTTTAAATACTGCTGCTGATATCTTTACTGCTGCTGTGAACCTAACCCAAGGTGCTGGATATAAACTTACAGGTGATGTAGATAAAGCAGAGCAAGCCTACAACAGGGCATACGGTTCTTTTGTAGGAGCAGCACGTAGAGGTTTAGATGTAATTTCACCAGACATACCTATAGAATATGCTGATGCAGTCCTTGCATTAAATCCTGAAGCAGTTGAGAAATTGTTTAGGGACGTTTCTGGTGATGGTGGTGTAAGAGATGGACTCAAAGATTTTAATCTTGATAAAACAAGCAAGGGAGAGCAAGTACTGTGGAAGGGTGTAAACAATTTAACGAAGGGTCTTCAAACAGCAGCACTTGTAAGACTACAAGATGACCTAACAAAACGTTGGGCTTTTGGTACAAATATGAACCAAGCTATCATGAGGGCTTACGGTGAGACTCCTGAAAAATTCTTTTCTCGAAAAGATGTAGGACTAGAAATGGCTTCTGCTAAATTTCAAGAAGAAGTTTTAGACAAGGCTGTATTCAGAGCTATGAGAGAGACTGCCTCTGTAAACTGGAGTTCCTTGCCAGGAAAAGAAGCTATCCTCTCAGCTAGAAGTTTTGCCAAGGGTGTAGAGTTTCTCTCCAACAGAACTCCCCTTGGTTTTATAGTACCTTTTGGTAGTTTTTTAAATACCACAGTTGCTACTATGTCAGACTTGACAGGTATAAATGCTATGCGTTTTGCTGTTATGAAAATGTCTGGTAAAGAGTTAGACTTTGCTACTCGTGAAGGTGCTGAAGCACTGGGTAAAATGGCTGCAGGTTGGTCCGCTATTGGTCTAGGTGTCTATGGTATGGGTGGTCTAGGCATGGGTGCAAAAGATAGGATAGAAAACAACCTTGCTTACAATCAAGAGATTGCAGATGATGGATCAGTAAGGAACATTCAGTATGACTGGCCTTCATCTACAATGAGATTGATGTCTCAGATTATAGCTCATGGAATGGGTGATAGTAATAGTATCTTTGATTTTGAATATGGGCAAGTACCTACCGATCTTATGAAAGAGTTAGGTGTACAGCTTGGAGCACAGGCTGTAAGAGACTTAGATGAAGTCGGACAAAATATTGTTTATGCAGGGGAACAACTTATAGAAGGTAATCCACAACCCTTACTGGACTCTTTAGCAGGTTTCCCTGAACGCATAGCTCAAGGTGTAACAAGACCTATTGATCCTATCAACCAAATTGTAGGTATGGCTTCAGGTGCTAATATGAATCCTGATATTAGACAGGGTGCAGAGTTTACAAACCAAGCTACAAGATATCTGAATAATATATTAGGTACTTCAAAAGATCTACCAAGGAGAGCTACACCTACAAGGGGTACAGAATACACTCCTGATATTGGTAAGCAGATACTTGGTGCAAGAACTTTAACTACACCAAACTTAATTGAAAAGATGATGAACTCTGCAGGTCAACCCTATTGGAAAGCTATTCGATTTGATGGGCCACCAGAGATTAAAAATACTATGGATAACCTCGCTGAACCTTTCTTTGAGGTAGCAGCAATTAAATATCTGAAGAAAAATCCAGACTACTTTAGACTTGATTTAGAGGATAAAGAAAGAATCCTTGATCAGATCAGAACAGAAGTCAGAAAGAATGTAAAACTAACTCTTGATAAGGGTATGCCTAAAGCCTTCAACCTAGTCAGTGTTTTATCTGGAGAAGATAAAGAAAAGGTCCGAGAGATAATGGACTTCCTAAGTATTGAAGGAGAAGTTGAAGACCTACTCAAAGATGATGATGGCCTCCAACAACTGTTAAAGATACAGACACTACTAAAGTACTACGACGACATAAAGTTTCAAGACCTAACGCTAGACTAATCCTCTAGCATTTTATCAGCCCACTCAAAGGCCTCATGCTTTATTTCTTCAACCCTAGCTCGCCCCTGATGAGCCGCCAAAAGCCCTGCAAGAGCTTGTCCTGCAAGGTAAAGGCGTGCCGTCAGGGGTTTATTTTTAGCTGGTCTCCCTAGCTTTCTCTTCTGTCGGTACTGCTCCGCTTCTTCTTCAAAGCTTATTGATTTTTTGTTCACGTTGTTGTACCCGTTCTAAGTTACGGAAGTAGGCTTGATCAAAACCTAACTGCCAGTTTCTGTGCTCCCTGAATTTAGAATTTAAGTGATAAGGATTAGTAACATCACCCCTAATGAAAGCTAGTTTTCCCTGTTCATATAGATTCATTTTGATTTTTCTCTCATTGTCTCTAGCATTTTTTCCAGATACCATTGCGCTTTCTCCATATCTTGCACAGGATTTTGTTTGTACCTGTGTCTGTGTTGATACTTAATCATGTTGCCCTGACAGTAAGCTATAAAACCGTCTGTCCCTAGCACCTGTTTGATATAGTCAATGCATTCTATACCACTCAGGTTATAGTGGGCAGGTTTATTTACTGGATCGTAGTCTGACATCTAAGCTCCTATATCTACAATTTCACACACGTCACCAGTGCAAGCTAAAGTTTGACTACCTGCAGTAGTGTCCTCCTTTTCATACTCTGAAAGCTTACTCCAGTCAATAGTCTTTGGCATTAAATCTAAAAGATCTTTGTATTCTGATTTACCAACCTCTTGATACGGTGCTTGCTGATAAGTGTGTTCGTTATAAGGTAAGAAGGATACACCTGACATTTCATCAAAGTGCTCATAAACAAATGCACCTACACTAAACCACTCATCCTTACGGACATTCACAGTAATGCTAGGCTTATGCTCACACCAAAAACGCTGATACACTAGCCAAGTCTCTAGCTGTTCAATCGCAGTTAGATCAGCAGTAAGTATAGCATTCTGTGGAGCCTTAACAGGAAAGCTAAACACAGTAGTAGCATCTGGCTTCATTACATCTGGCTCGTTAGGTATACCCTGATCCTGCATAAAAGCAGTTAAAGGATCTTTGTTATCACCACGTACAGTACGGATATAATATGCAGAGTGACGAGGGTGAATGCCACTGGCAGAGTCAACCAACTGTGATACCGTACCAGATGGTTTAACGCAGCTAATTGCAGTAGAGGGAGGTATGTCAAAACGACTAGCAAATTCAGCGTTAGTAGTAACAGCGACATTTCGTAAGTGCTCCAGTGTTTTAGGTAAACCTTTATTTTTACTTGTAAGAATCCTGTTATCCATTATCCCTGTGAGAGACACACCGAGCAGTCGTTCTTCTTCTGTATTACGCTGCCACACTTTTCGCAAATATGGGAACTTGGTGTAGGTTGATTGAATTGTTCCAAGTATAGTTGCAATGCGGACTTTTCGTTCAAGATCCTCGACAGTATCTGTAGCACGAACAACAACTTCCGTAAGATTACAAAACTGATAAGGACGAAGAATGATTTCACTGCATGGATTAGTACCAAAGTCCCAGTCTGGATCACGCCTACCATACTTTGCAGCTTGTTTCTTACTTGCTTCACGATTAAATATACCACGTTCACCACTCCCACTTTCTACTAATGACATCCACTCACGCATAAATGAAATGGCATCTGGTTTTTCTGTATAACTAACTGAGTTGTTAGCGAGTGCACGTTGAGGATCATTCTCCCACCAAGCACCTGACTTAGCATGACGCATACGATCATCACTCAGGTTGGATAGAGAAATCATAGCTGACCTACGTACACCACCTACAACTACTACCTCACCAATCTTGCACATAATATCATGACACTCGATAGAAGATAGTTTACGACCCTGAGCATCTTTGAATACTTTGATTACAAAGTTGAACAAGTCTATCAAAGGTGATGGTCCTGAAGCTCTGCCTCCAAAGGTTTCTAACCTAGCACCTGCAGGACGTACACGAGAAGTATCCCACTTGGGAATCTCACCACTATAGAGGAGTGCTATTAATTGTCTGAGAGCCTTTGCCCAACCTTCTTTACTATCCCTGACAACAACGGTGGTTTCACTGTCGTAGAGGTCTGGAACTTCAGGAAGTCTGCTTATGAACTGGCGTTCTACGGAGAACCCTACCCCAGTTCCACAGAGGAGGATGAACATAGCTTCATCGAAGGACTTAGGGTCATCTACGGGTAGATAACTGCAGTTATAACCTGCGGTGTTATCTCTATCTAGGGCAGGACCACTGGTCATCATTGCCCTCATGGAAGGCATTACCTCTAGTCCAAGGATAGCATCTCGTATCTTGTTCACAAAAGAATCATTGCCTAGCTTAGGTCGTACTACATTATCCATGTAGCGTTCAACAGTCTCTTGCCAAGACTCCCTACGGTTTTCTTTATCCAACCACCTAGCATAACGAGAGGTATGGATGAAGGCTTGATAGTCTGTTGGTAAATAATTACTCATCGTTTGTCCCCATTCCCTTTGAGTGTACCACGTTTCTTTCGATCTTGAAGTTTGTCTAAGTTATTCTTTGCAACCTCTCCCATGTTTACATTAAGGTCTCTGCACAGTGCAGCAATGTACCACAGGCAGTCACCTACTTCATCAGCAATAGCATTTCTATCAAAGTTGCCATCACGTAGGATCTTCTTTACTTTGTTGGCTACCTCACCTGCCTCTGCAGCAAGACCTAGTGCAGGGTAGATAACTTGATGTTCTACCTTATAGATTGCAGTATCAGAAGCAGCTTCTTGGTAGAAGTCAAAGCCCATATCAGGTATATTCCAGTAGTCTATTTGTTCTTTAGTCAGCATGTTGAATGACCTCACATCCAGTTATTGTTACATCGTCTAAATCATAAAGGGCATCTTCTATTATTTCCTTTATGACATCGCAGTTATCTCCAGAAAGTTCCAGAAAATTTGCATCTTTATCCACCAGTAGGTTTATCGTAACCTCGTAGGGGAAACTTAAGTTATACTGTTTTTTTTGCATTAGTCAAGCTTTCCCTCCCCTACTCTGAGATTATTTAAAAGTTCTTCACTTGCCATAGACATCTCGTAATCTTTCCAACGAGACAAACTCTGGTTCGTAATACCCATTTTGGATATTTCTTTTAACAATGACTCCCTTCCACCATTCATTGTTAGCTTGCCCTGCCCAACCTTCCTTGCCCCCTTTGAAGCAACCTGCGACCAAGCCGATAGTTGGGTGAGGGTGAGCATCATCTTTAAAAAACATACTACGCTTATGGCTGTGACCAACAGTAGTAGAACAGTGGCGTTTCTGGATAAGCCCATAAGCATGGTGTAGACCAGACATAGCTGTACCATAATTACCACTAGAAATGTAATGAGCATATGATACACCGTCATAATCAACGATGGAGGGGGCTGAATTAGTGTACTCGTGATACTCATCAAACCATACATCCGTCTGTAAATGAGAGAAGCTTATGCCATAGGTAGCTCCCTCAAGTCTAGGATCATTTGCAATAGCTCTCTTGATCCTGTTCTCATGATTACCTTCAAACCCAAAGAAAGCAGGACGTTTCTTTTTCATCAACCTAAACTTACGCCTCAGTCTTTCTTGAGCATCGTTGTAGTGATTGATATCAGCCTCATAGTTCTGAGCTACAATAGCTTGTGGATACCGAGTGTCGTAGCTATTGAGGGACTTAAGGTCTGCACCATCCCCCAAGTCTACGACATAATCAGGCCTAATATCATACAAAAAGTCTGCCAACCAGTCAAACCTTTCATTTGATATCGAGGGTTCTGTGTGGGCGCAAGTAAATACTACTGCTGTTTTACTCATGTCATACGTTCCTTATATAACTCCCCAACTTCTAGGGGTTCGATGTTTCTGTCAAAGTGTTTCTTCCATTCGTAGGCATCCTCAAAGTCGTCAAACCAAAAGTTAGCCTCTTCTATTTCCCCATCAATCTCGGTCTTGCAAACAAGAAAATAACCAGAATCTTCTGGGGATAACTCATCTTCTGGCAGGTCTTCAACTGCTATCGGGCCTTGAGTTACTGCCCATATTTTTATTCCCAATCTTCCAACTCCTTAATAGTTCCATGTAGTGATCTATTCCAATCATGATCACCCAAGGTTTTCTGTCTGATCTAAAGAACACTACAGGTTCATGTGGTGTATGTCTAGATGCTTGTTCGATAAAACTGTATACAGTTTTAAGTTCTGCCTTCCGCCTCTTTACCTCAATGGAGAGCGGAATCTTTTTTCTAGCTGCAGGTGAAAGTTGAATATCTTCTCCACTGTCACCCATTACAGTAGACTTAATGTCATCAGGTTCAAACTCAGGGAAGGTTTCTAAAAGCCTATCTCTAATTTCCTGTTGACCAAGCCTACCCTTTTGTTTAGCTCGCTTCGTCATGCTTAACCTCTGGTACTTTGGGTTCTACCTCGACATGTACAAGAAACTCTGGACCTTTTGAGTACAAGAATGTTCTCATGTTAGGCCAACACAATTTTTTAAACTCACAGTACCCACACTGCATAGATAGTTTCATGTTAGGACTTGTTTTAGATTGAGGTACAGGACTAATACGATCGCTTGGTATCTCTCCAGACACCATAGCTTTAGTCTCTTCCATCTCCTTTTCTTTGTGCTTTAGTTCCTCAGTGAAGTCATACACATCTAAACATACATGACCATTCTGTTTATCAATTGCAAGAAAAGCACCGTGAGTTTTATCTGTAACTAGTGGGTCATCCTTACCTGCATACACATAAGAACTTAGCTGAGAGATGTAACCAAAAGGATCATCATCCCTGAGTGTACCATCCTTAAACTTTTTGAATGCGTAAGAGCTGCAAGACTTCACATCAACAGTCATACCATCAATCACTGCATCCCTGTGACCTTTGATACCATGCACATCTAGCCTATCTTGTTGACCTTGTACATCATGACCTGATGCCTCTGCCATACTCAGTATAAGTTCTTCGATCATGTCACCGTAAAAGAACTTAAGTAATGTATTAGGTTGTAGTGGCTCTCCTTCACCAGACGAATTAATTTTATACCACAATTTTCTTTTGCAGGGTGTACCGATAGAAGATAACGACAGATATCCCCTAGCTTTTTGGGGTTTAGAGAATCGGTTGTTTGCAGAACTAGCCACAGCCATAGCCATACCAGTACTGATAGTTTTATTCCAACCACCTTCTCCTTGTATTACTTTGTAGATATCATCTACAAGAGTTCCTATTTTAGACATATCAACTCCTAATAAAATTGGGGTGAGGGGAAAGGACAAAACCCCCACCCCCTAGTTACACCTTAGAACAATACTGCTTCTTCTGTAGGTGCTGACTCAGGCTTCTTTGTAGAAGGGGGGGAGCCTCCATCGTCCTGAGGTTGAATATACTGGACGTGATCCAAAACGTGAACAGCTTCAAGGCGTGAACCTACGCTATCATATCTGGGTATATCATAGACAGCTACGGTCAACTCTACAGTAGACCCATTGCCAATGGAACCATCGCTATCGTAATCCCAAGTATCACCAGCAGGGTTTGTAACACTAGGTGCACCACTGCTCCAATCCTTTCCAGTATTAAACTTACGATCAAACTTGACAATCAGCCCACGTCCCTCAGGATCGGGCTTAGGTTGTCTTCGTGATGTTGTGGTAATCATACCTGCGGACTGCAGCTTACCAAGTTCAACATCGTCTAAGATGAGGTTGATTGTACATGCTCCATCATAATCTTCATAGTTACCCTTTGCTTGGGGTGTAGGTTTCCATCCAGTGAGGTCACGGTTCTGTTCAAAAACTTTCGCCCACTCTGCAATACCAGTTACTTTTACTATTCGTGTAGCCATTGCTACCTCCTTTGTTTAGTGCACATCTGCATAGGTTTGACCATACTGTACGTCAATACCTAAGTCAACATTTAATTTCAACTGTTCGTTAAGTTTTTCTATAGCCCATTGTAGAACTGATGTGTGAACACTCTCTTCTCCTTTTCTGATTACGTTAATACTTTCGTCGTGAAACTGACCAACTATATTAGACCCCTTTGATCTATATAGTGCAACCCACCTGTCAAAGCAATAGGCTCCAGTACTTTGATTGATAGTAGAGAAAGCATCCTTCTCAAACCTCAAGCTGTGCCAGAACTTACTGACGGGATTTTGTACCCACATCTCTTCATTAATGTGTCGTACGGTTTGGTCACTGACAAACTTCTGGACAGACCAGTTACGTTTCCAATAGGCATCAAGAAGCTTCTGACAATTTTGTATTGTCATACCAGTTGTCCTTGACAACTTAGCTGCACCAACACCGTAGGTTGCTGAATAGTTTACCACCTTGTAGTTCTTTCGTAGTTCTTTCAACTCAGGTAACTCTCCGTTGTTATACCTATCAATTTGATTTTGAGTAACAGATCCTGCGTGTTTTGCCAAGTCTAAATGTGGATCAAATCCATCCTGTGACATCTCTGCAACATAGTCTGGATCATATGGATACATATAGTGACGCTTGGTAGTATCTTCAAGTGATGTCATGTCAGCACCACATAAAAGGTGTCCGTCAGGTGCAATCAAACAGCCACGTATTTCTTTACCCCAAGGCTTATCTATCCCAGGAAGATTAACCAGTGGTCTCTTGTGTCTGAAGCGAAGAGTATTTGTAAGTCCAGAGATTTCTGCCCTAACGTACCCATCACGTTCAGATGAAAGAAAACGTTTAACGATACCTTTCCTATGCTGAAGTACAGTCATACCATCAAGTACACCTACTTGTGGATTGTTAGGTATAAGAAGTTTTACAGATGGGGTAAGTTCACGATTGCTGTTACGCACCTGTGGTACAGGCCCATTAGTACCATCATCAAAGGTACAGGGTTGCCAACCAAGAGACTTCAGCCAATCCTTAACTTGATCAGGCGACTTGGGGTTAGACTCTTCGACACCCTTGACTACAGGTATTTCTCCGTCATAAGTTAGTGGGTAGTCATTGTCCTCACAAAGTTTATGCCAACGATTACCATGTGCAGATAGTGATCCATCTTTTTTTAGCATGTTCTTAGGTTTAGTCTTGATGGACATCAGCTTACGCATGGGCATCACAGCCACTAACTCTGCAACCTTCTTGTTCTCTAGATCAGTAAGGTGAACTAGCAACTTTTCTGCCTTAGGTACATCAAGCTTCCAACCTTGCATCTCTGCTCCTCTAGCACAGTCCATCTTAAACTCAAGGTAACGAAAGAACTTGTTCAACTGACCCTTGTCTTTATAGATAAACATAAATCGAGCAAGCAAGTTTTTCCACAGCTTCCAGCTAATCTTGACATCTTCTACACAACGGTGAGCATACACCTCTGGTGCAAGATTTACCCAATCATTAATCTTAGGTTTAGGAATACCAAAGTCCTCACCAAAAGAGTCTAGGTCGTGACGAGACCTGCTAAAGTTTAGCACCCAAGACATGGGTAGGGTATCGAACAACTGAGCTTTTACCTTGATACCAAGGATCTTTTTAAGCAATGGCACATCATACCTCACAATGTTATGGCCAACCAAACCCTTTTGATTTAGGATCAGATCACGCATGTCGCTATAGTCATACAGAGTGTCGTAATTAGTACCATCAGATGTGTAAGACAGACAGTGTATTTTAGTAGCATCATCCAACAGGTTGTCAGCTTCTACATCAAATACAATCATGCAGCCATATCTCCTTGTACATACGGAACATCTTCCGTTAAGATAGTTGTATCAGGATCGTAATATACTGACCCTGCGTGACCCAACTTAGCAAATGGACGGTTCTTGTCCACAATAAAGTTGGTAGTGTTCTGAAGAATCTCATCTTCTGACTCAACATCACGTTCAATCTTTACACATATTATTGCTTCCTCTTCAAGTGATGCAGCATACTTTGTCCTACCATCATCGTTCACCTGTGATATAAAGATCACACCAATGTTCAACTCCTTTGATAACTGAGCCATACGTGAACCCAAAGTAGTCAGGGTACTGGTAGCTCCATCAACACCAGCGTTAGACAGGTAAGCCAGTCGTTGTACGTGATCAACAAACACATAGTCTGCACCGAATACAGTGGCAGCAGTACGTGTGTGATCTAGTAGCTTGAGAGGGTCATCATGTGAACGCATCTCAAACACAATGGTACGATTGTTCTCTGTGTCTGCTGCTGTCTGACCTGCCTTGATTACCTCTTCGATAGAGACATTGTTGGCACGAGCATCGTCGTTTGTACGAACATTACATCCAAGGTGGTAGGTTGCCATAGCCCTGTAGGTAGTAGACTTCATCTCTTCCATATGAAGCAATGCAATCTTTGTATCAGGATCACGAAGCAAACCAGTCTCAAAGTATCTGATAACCTCAGTCTTACCTGTACCTCTTGGCGCTTTGATGAACGTCACTCCACCTTTAACCATCCCCCTGATCTTATCATCAAGACCTGAGTGACCTGTTGGGGTATACTCGTAGGGGTTCTCATTACGGATAGCTGACTCCACATCCTGATCTGATATGAAGAAGTTATCAGGGGAATACTTCTGAGGCTTCAGAGCTGCCCACATCAAGTCCTTACCATCACCTGCAGTCAGGAAGTCATTAGCATCCTTGTGTTTAGACATAGGTACGTAAAAGAACTTGTCAGGTATGGCAGAGTAGATCTTATCTGCCGCAGATTTACCTGCTGTATCTAACTCCCCTGCATAGATAACGTTCTCGAAAGAGTTCAGATATTCGTAGTTCTTTTGCAGAAACTTCTCACCAATAGATGCACTAGGCAAAGACTTGACAGGAAATTTCTCACCAAGTATTTCATACAGGCTTGCTGCATCAAACTCACCCTCGGTAAGGTACAGTCGTTTACTTGTACCTGCATTGAACTCAGGCCCAAACAGGTGGGTCATCCCCAGTCCAGTGTTCTTGACCCAAGTCTTAGACTTATCATTGAAAGCCCTG